TAAGATATTTTTACTACAGCTTAGATCAAAATTTATTTCTTTAATTAAAGAATGTACCTTACATTGCTTAGGTATAATATGATGATCTTCAACGGTTCCTTGTTTATATTGTTTCGTTTTAATATATTTTCGTTCTTTTGATCTATATCTATAATTATCTAATTTTTTATTATAATTGTATATAGAATATTTTGGTATTATTTGAATTAAACCATTTTTACCATATTTTGAAAGTGAATAATATGATCTTCCTTGTACAAAAAATGACAAAATTAAATAAACCTTAAATTTCATTTATTATATAATAATCAATAAAAGAAAATAACACCCTTATTATCAGATATAAATAAAAAATTGAAGTGAAATTTATTTGATAAAGATATAAACACTAAACTCAATATTGAAAAATGAAAGCAGTAATCAAATCATCAAAATGTGCACTTATGTTAATAGAAATACTTAAAGTTGTGAAAAACTTGTCACAACATATTTCCATGACATTTAATGAGAATGAAGTTTATATTCAAATTATGGATGGTAGTCATATTTGTCTCCTTGATATTAATATTAATTCAGATTGGTTTCATGAATACGAAGTAAACGCAGGTGAAGTTATTAGTCTTAATGTAAATATTCTTCTCAAAATTATTAGTCTTTATACGATGAACACTGTAATCACTATGATGGTATCAGATAGTCAAGAAAATATGGAGGTTATTCTTGAATATGGGAATGTAAATAAAAATTTTGAAATACCACTTATGGATATTGAGTTTGATCATCTTGAACCTGGAGAAAATGATTATAGCTGTGATTTTGAAATGAAAACACGAGTTCTTGAAAAATATTTGAATGAACTTATGATTTTCGGTGAGAAAATTGACTTTAAATATAAAAATGATAAACTATATCTGTCATCATCTGGAAGTGAAGGAAAAATGAATATTGAGATTCCATCCGATTCACTTGAATCATTGTGTGTAGAAGAAGATATTTCTCTACAGTGCGCATTTGACATCAAATATATTGTATACATATCAAAACTAACTGCATCATTTTCGACAATGAGTATTAGTTTTGATAAAGAATATCCTCTATTTTGTAAATTTTCAGATGATAATATTAACATCAAATATTTTGTAGCTCCTAAAATGAATGATGATGGGTATGAATCCGACGATGACTTGAATAATGAAGTAGTTGGTTCATCTGACTTTTAAACATTGAAAAATTTTCTAAGAGATATATGATAATCATAATTTTTTATGGGATGATACAAATGATTTTTTGTCTTTACAGTTTTTTCGTTCCAATTATGTCTATATATAATTGTTTCGAATTCTTCTGGATTTTCAACCGTTAAGTTATTTTTCATTACGAGGGTATTAAAAAGTGCTTCATCCATAAATAAATCATTATATTTACGTGCATAATCATCTATACATTTCATGAGTGATTTTGAGCATCTCATTGCACATATAAGTGAACGAGCAAGAGGAAAATCAAATCTTCCTTTTAATTGACCAACAACATATTTCCAATGCCAAATATCATAAAATTCACCAATTGTTTTATTCCATTTACACATTAAGTCCGAATTACCGCTTTTATCGTCAATCTTTTTAAAACAATCGGCGGTTGGAACAAATACGTCTTCTTCAAAAAACCAAATATGATCATAATCATGATATTCCCGATTGAAATAATACAATGCTTTATCACGGGAACTTGCTTCTCCATTCATCCATCTTATTGTGCTTTTATATCCTTCATTTTCACATAACTTATTTTCATAACGTATAATTGGAATAGAACCATCTAATTTTGAAATATCATAATCATTATTATCTATGCTTATAAACGCTTTATACCCCGTTTTGTCTTGAATTTCTTTTAAAAAATCATAATATCTTGGGTCAGGATTAACGGATAATAAACATACTACAATTTTCATTTATAATTTGTAAATATTAACAAAATAAAAGATATACTAATAATTAAGTATATGATATTTAAATTATTGTTATTTTTCACTTTTATTGTAGTTTATTTTCATATTTACCATTGTTTTAAAGTAAACCCAAATAACGAGATCCAACATTTAAATTCAAACGATATTCAGAAAAATTTTATAGATAGAGAGGTACTTTATAAGTTGCCATTTTATTTTGATCATAAAGTTTTTGATATTTCAAATACAGACAATGCATATATTCAAATTGAGAAGGCAAGTAAAAAGAATTCATATATTGACATTTATTCAAAGCCATATAAAAAAATGAAACTTATTGAACCAAATATTTTATTTGAGACAAAAAATATAGTATATAAATTTCCAAAAGAGAGATCACATATTGGTTTGCATGAAAATATATCATTTAGAAATTTTTACATTATACATGAAGGTGTTGCTAATGTAATTATCGTTCACCCATCATATAAAGATTTATTTGTCAATGATGGAAAACTTATAACAACAAAAAAATCAATCGAATTTCTAAAAAATAATGAAAATTTTATATTTATTGAGCTTCATAAAAATTCCATTTTATATGTTCCTAATTACTGGTTAGTTTTTGTTGAACAAAAAAAGGGCGTAGAGTCGAATCTCGAATTAGAAAAAATAGAATACATTCCATTTGTAAATAAGTTAAATTTTTTGTATAATAATATGACCAATAATCAGAATCTAAATGAATAATGAAAGATTACCATTTTATTTTATTAGTACAGTTTTTTTATTTACAACTATTGTATTAAGCCTTGCATCGACATTTACGAGTAAGAAAAATTTAAACGATTATTTCCCAAATAAGATGACAAAGTATGGAAAGGTTTATCATGATTCTACATATATAGATAAACTATGTTGGTACTTTTCACAAATTACACATCATACTATATTTTTACTGTTTGCATATTTTTTTATGGCACTTGTCAATCGTAAATCAGAAGTTTATTTTAAGATGGTTGCACCACTCGCATTAACAATTAGTGTTCTTTATTTTTATTTTTTATACCCAAGACAGTCATTAATGGTACATCAGCTACCATTTTATAATTTTTTCTCTCATTTTATGATCATATTTTTAGTATTTGGCGAATTCATATATATTGAAAATTATGAATTTAGAGAAACCACGTATTGCTTTTTATTTATTACAACCGCATTACTTGCAATATATATTAACTATACACTACGCGGAGTATGGTCATATAACCTTGTAAAATTAGATAGATATTCTGGATGGAGTCTTGTTGCAAAAGCAATTTTAATTATGTATTTTTTTAGCGTTATGTTTTACTTTTTTAAATATAAAAATCATGAATATTTTGGTATAAACTTTAAAAAAATGAAAAATGGTACATTGTTCTTCAGTGGAATTGTGAATATTATATTCTTTTTGTTATTTGATTTTTATGATAACAAAGTAAATAATGAATGGACATTACACCATGGTATCGGAAATATTATTAATTTTTAATTCTGAAATATGGTTTATATATGGAACTTTATATTTTATAAAGATATTCAATAACTTTTGTTTTGATTGGTGTTTTTCAAAATAGTTTCCATCAAACGATTCTATCAATTGAAATACATCATATCCAATGCGATCAATTAGAAACTTCATTATAACATGTAGCGTCATATTACTTGTAATTTTAATTTAAACTTATTTTACTAATATAATTAACAATGTATAAAATAATTATACATAACCAACAATATAGTGATTATGAGGTTGTAAATAGTAACTCATTTAAGGTGATGTCAGATATAAATATAAACCCTCTTCAAGAAAAATTATTTAATAATGATAATTTTGACATTATTGACAATAATATCATTTGTAAACATAGTATGATACGATCAAATAAATATTTGGCTGGCGTACTTGATTTATCTCGTACGCATGGAAAGGTAAAAAAGAAATTTTTATATAAATGTAAACCAGACGATAAACGTTTGCCGCCGTTTATTATTCCATATGAAAAGAAATATTCATTTAATAAAAATATTACAAAGATTTATATTACATTTGAGTTTTTGAAATGGGATTCTACTGCACCATATGGTCAAATTACTCAGATTATAGGTCCTGTAAATGAGTTAAATAATTTTTATGAATATTTACTTTATACGAAAAGTCTTAATTGTTCAATACAAAAATTTACAAAAGATGCAATTCGACAAATTAAAAATAGAACGAATGAAGAAATTATAAAAGATATGCAAACATCTAATAATATTCCCACAAGGGATAAACAATCCTATTATATATTTACAATTGACAATGATCATAGTAATGATCATGATGATGCATTGTCATGGAATACCGAAACCCAAACACTGAGTATATATATATCAAATGTTGCACTAATTATGGATCATCTTGATTTGTGGTCATCATTTTCAAATAGAATTTCAAGTATTTATTTACCTGATAGAAAACGACCAATGCTACCAAGTGTATTGTCGGAATGTCTATGTAGCTTGAAAGAAGGCGAACATCATATTACATATGTTCTTGATATAAAAATTATTAATAATGAAATTATTAGTCACGATTTATCAATTTGTAATGCATACATTTCTAAAAATTTTACATATACAGATACGATTATCGATGAATGTAAAGAATATTCATATATTAAATCATTTTTTAAAACAACAAGAAATAGCGATACTGTACATAAATCAATGACATACTTTAATAAATATATTGCAAAAGTGTTATTGGAGAATAAAAGGGGAATTTTTAAAAATTTAGTGCAAGAAAAAGATTCAACAATTCCAACATATCTTCCTGAAAATATTCAAACACATATTCAAATTCTCAGAAATAATTCTGCGTCATATGCTGAATATAGTAATCAAAAATATAAATCACTTACAGATAATTCAATTGATGTATATCTCCAAGCAACATCCCCAATTAGACGACTGGTTGATTTGTTGAATAATATACAAATTCTATCTATAATTCAAAAAAATAATATTTCAGATAGTTCAAAAGAGTTTTATAATAATTGGTTAAATAGACTTGAATATATTAATATTTCTTCAAGAGCGATTCGTAAAATACAATTTAAATGTGATATTCTTGTACAACATGAAAAAAATAAGAAAGATAATCCTGATAAAATTTATGATGGATATATTTTTGATCGCTGTGAAAAACCAAACGATAAAAAATACCAATATATGATATATATACCCGAAATACGACTAACGTGTGGGGTTACAGAAAGTGAATATTTTGAGAATTATTCAAGACAACAATTTAAAATATATGTTTTTCATGACGAAGATACGTTTAAAAAGAAAATTAAATTACATATAATATCCGATTCATAATAATAAAAGATAAGAATAAAAATAACACACATACATAAAATGTTATCATCATTCTAAAGAAGATAATAGATATGTGCATAGTATTATTATTATTTAAATATATAAATCTTTAATTTAGTTATAAATATTTATTGGTAGTTGTTTTACAAAATAACATTCCCCGGTAGGAAGCCATTTAATTTGTATTGCAATCATTTCTACACCTGCTTCGTGTGCTTCTCTAAATGCTTGTTGATATATTGGATCTACATTTGATGGTTG